CCTGTTTTAGGATCAAAATTTGTAGTATACTGACCTGGAGTTTCTCTCATAACTTTTTGTGTTTGAGATGCAACAGATGAATCTACTACAGATTTACTAGTACTACCTTCATAGGCATCTAGTGCAGTATTAAGTGTATTTAAATTAGAATTTGTAGGAGCAGTTGTTGCTGCATCTACGTATTCATAAGTACCATCAGATTGTTGAATTAATTTTATCATTATATTTTTTCTTTATTGCGTTTCTCCGCCTCTTGGAGATTCAGAATTTGCCGCACTAAAACCAGCTTCCCCTGGCATCGGTACATTTCCCGTTCCGATGTTGCCACCTCCAGCTCCAGTTGGATCTGTTGGCGAAGCTCCTTCAGGTACAGGCATAGGCTGTCCCATTTCTGTTTGTCCTGCAGTAGCGGTATTATTGTTTTGATTTCCATTTGCCATCCCCATTATTTGTGCATATATAGCTGCTTTCTCTGGATCATTAACCAATTGATCTGGATCAATATCTAGTGACTTAGCAACTTCTTTTAAACATGTATGCCATTTAACAAACGGTGCTAACGATGGGTTAGACGCTGTCTGCATAAATGTCATTAGTCTTTGTGATCTTACTTCTTTTTGCATCAAGGAAGCTGTTCCCTGTGCCTTAACTTCTAGATCACCTTTTATTTCTGGAGCCTCATCATTAAATTGCATGTTCCAATGGTACAATGATTCTCCTAGGGGTTTTAATAAATAATCGTCAATATTTTTAATTACTGTTTTAATACTTAAAGCTGCAGCACCCATAAGCATTGACATACCTGCTGCTGTTCTTGTAGTTGATTGTACTCCTGTTGCTCCATGAGAGTATGAAGGAATACCAGTTGACTCATCAGCCAGTTGTCTAAATTTATCAAACATCATTAAGTTTTCACTTGCTGTATTTGGAAATTTAACTCCATGTATTGCCTGACCTGTTTGACCACTTTGTCTTCTAAATATTTTACCAGGAAATACTTTCATATCTTGACCTGGTACTAGCATAGTTTCATCAACATCAAATACTAAATTACCAGCTAGTGCTAAGTTATCAATTGCCATTCTTGCATGACCATTCATAACTTGTTGTGAGTCATCCATATTTTCTGGAATACCTACTCCAAAAAATTGATAAGGATTTAATTCATAAGGGCATACTAAATAAGGTAATCTTACTGGTGTAAATGGATTCTCAACCATTCTAATTACATGATTACCACATAGCCATATGTTAACATGTATTATGTCAGATTCTGTTTCATATACCAATCCACATTCATCTGCTGTTTCTTTATCAACAGTTCCCCAATATTCTAATATTTCAAATCTGTTTTTATAAATGTTTGTTACATTCTCTCTATCATACAGTGAAGATTCATAACTTCTTGTTTGGTAGTTAGGTCCTTGTTCTAAACATGTTCTAATTTGTTTTTCTCTAAACATAGGCTTGTCAATTAGACCTTCAAGCTGTTGTTTATTATATGAGTGTCTTTGTATTACATATTCACAATCATTTATATTTGTTGCATTTGGATCTGGATAAAAATCCCAACATGATACTGCTTCTATTGAAGGTACTGGTTTTGACTTTGCAACATATACACTAGATTTATTACCATCTTCATCTTCCATTGTATTATAACTATGGTAAGTTTTAGAATCAGTAAATGGACCTTTTAAAATTCCTGTACCAAGTAAAGACATTTCAAAAAATACATGTCTTAAAATGGTGATAGCTTGACTTTCTTCTAATTGATCATGCAATACTTTTTGCATTTGCTCTGCAGCTAATCTAGCAGGCTCAATTTGTGGAGTACCTTGTGGTGAAGGACCTTTATCAAAACCTAAGTTTTCGTAATCTTGTGCAAGTGTTTTTAATAAATCAGTTGCTGTTGCACCAGGTTTTAAAGATCCACCATCTCCATTATAACCATATACACTTTGTACAATTTCTTTTATTTCTTCATCAGGATTTATTGAATCTGATTCATCTTCAGATTTAGGTTTCTTATTAGGATTTAAATGGGCATAGGTATCCACATTCTCTGGTACTGATGTTGGAGTTATACCTAAAGGAAATTTACCTTGAGAAAATAAAACTTCAATAATCTGACCAAATGCCGCAAGTACTTTTGTCTTTGTAATCTTTACAAAAACTTTTGATTTCTCATTATCACGGAAAGCCATCTCAGGTCCATATAGACCTCGATAGTTTCTATAAGCCTTTAGCCATCGTTTCTCGTCATATGACTTTGATGTTTCAGCTTCTTGAAACAAAGAACGTACATGACCTACTAAAGGATTAACTTCCTCTGTATTAGGTTTATCTTCCATTACTAATATGATTTTTTATTTTTAACTTTAACACCTTTTTTCTTTGCTACTACTTTAGCTTTTTTCATTCCAGCTTTGCTGTATGAAAACTTTTTTTTTCCTACCATTGGCATATTAATAATCCCTCTGTTCAGCCATCTTAAAAATAGCTGGATTTACTTTATCTTTTTTACCTGGCTTATCGTTGCTATCTCCAGCTACTGAACCCTGCTTAACTTTAGCATTTGGGTCTATAGCAAGCTTTTCATTCTTAACTTTAGCAACATCTGGTGAAAGTTCACCATGTTCGTATCTTTCCATTATTGTCATGTTATTCTCCTGTTATATATTAATAGTCTTTCTCATCTGCCATTGTAAACAAATTAGCATCTAATTGGCTTTTGAATTTCTTAGGTTCATGATATCCAAATTTACCATCTCCAGTATTAGCTAGCACATCCTCTTTACTAGGAGATATTAATAAATCTCCAGGTGCTTGATTCGGTTGCTTGCCTTCAGGACTTGTACTTAGATCACCTTGCTTAACTTTAGCTTTGGGGTCAAATTTCATTTCCATAATGTTTCCTATATTTTTATTTTCTTAATGTGTATTACGTTTTTTGTTGGGATAGTAGTATAACCACCACCTGTTTTTATTGTATAGCTATCTTCAAATATAAAATCTGCCATAACAACAGTTGTTTTAGAATTTTGTTCTACCAACCATCCAAAGCTACAGCATATAGCTGTCTTTGATTTTTTTATATCTGGTATGTCAGACCATTCACAAGATCCGACAATATCTTCCCAGTATACTATTGCTAGTGTATAGGGAAAATTCTTTTTATCTATAGTAGGTAGTTTAATTTTTTTCATTTATCCTTTAACTAATATCCAAATATTCTATCTGAGGGGACAAATTCTGATTTATCTCTGCTACCATATAACTTATTAGCATAACTAGTATGCATCGGTCTACTTGTACATCCGTATCTTAATGCATCGTAGGCGTGATCTTCTGTATGTGTGTTAATATCTTCAATATTATTATCATCTAAAGGTAATATTGGAAGAGTCCTAATCAAATTCCTGCAAGTAGAAAAGAATCTTAATCCTGGTTCCTTTTCCTTGTCATCAGTAAACTTAAATCTTTTATGTATTTCAAGCTTACCATTAATTCTACTTCGAGGTGTTCTGTCTGATGGTCTCCAACGACATCCAGCTTGAATCATCGTTTCTGCTATACTTGGACCCACATCACCTCTCTTTGCCCATGTACTAGCGTCTAAGACCCCGTAGCGTATGTATTCTCCACTCTCTAAGGTTAAGACTTTCTTCGCAAAAATATCTGCTGTAATCTTTTGAGTATATAATTCTCTATAAACCCATAAATTATTATCATAATCAATAGCAAACCATAAACAACAAGCAGGAGAACTGTAACCCCAGTCAGCAGCACGAAATCTCTGCCAGCCTTTAGGTATTTCAAAAGGTTCAACAATGTGTATATCCTTTTTAAATTCTGGAAATGCTGAATCTTCAAATGCATCCCAGTCTCCATCTAAAAATTGTTTCTTTTGTATTTCAGGTAATGACGCTAGCATTGCATAGTAGTCATCAGTTTGCATTAAGTAAGGGTTATCTTGTAACTTAGCGGGTATAAACCTTCTTGTAATAACTTTAGTTCCTACAGGTGTATCTACTTTAATATCAAAGGTTGTATTAGGTACTGCTGGGTTAACAAACATTTCTCTAACCCATTGAGACCCAATATTTCCTGGATTGCCTGTAGCCCTTAAGTATACAGGTATTGTAGGATCAACTGATCTAAGTGACGATCTTAAAAAATTATAAATATCTGGCGAAGGATATTGTGGAAGTTCGTCTATTCCTATCCATGTGTAAGATTGACCTTGGTAACGTAAAGCATCTGTCATGTTCTCTGCGTAACCGAATTCTATCTTTGCTCCTGATGGGAATCTCCACTCTTTTTCTTGCTCTCTCCATTTTGCTCCTGGGAACGCTTGGCTGTATAATCGTTGAGAATGATTTATTATATCTCTCAACTCAGGCATCGTTCTTCTAAGTAAAAGTGCTCTATGTCCTGCCTTATGGCAATACCTTAAGGGATCTATAAGCATGGCGTATGATTTACCACCGCCTCTAGCCCCACCGTAGAATACTTCTCGTTCTGGTGCTGCAAGGAAATCTGTTTGAGGACCTTTGTTAGGTTTAAAGATTACCTTCTGTGAACCAATATGATCTTGAATATTCTTGGGTGCACTGTCAATAACATCTTGTGTTATTAGTTGTTGTTCTTTACCATCTAATGTTTTGTCTATTGTTTTAAATTTAGTCTTAACATTATCGGCATGTTGTTTTGCTGATCTTAATGTTTGTTCAGCTGCTGCAACTTTCTTTCTACTTCTTGTTAATATCTCTTTAGCTGATTGCTTGGCTTTCTGTCTTACTGTCTTTAATTTTCTTGGCTTCGGAGGTGCTATCTCTGGTAATTCTTTTTTTAAGTCCGACATATGATATGTAACGTTGTGCTTTTGTGGTTAACCATTTAGCTACTTCTCTGTATGAACAAGTTTTTAAATAGTTCTTAGCTTCTTCTAAAGCTAGTAGTTCTGCTTCTATTGGTATTAAGATTTTTCCAGTATCATCTACAGAATATCCAAAAGGAATAACTCTAGACTTTCTTGGGATCTTCTTTAGTTCCATATAAATTATCTTTTGCAGGTAATACAAATATTCCATGTAATGCTTT